GTTCAACTGTTACAACTGCATTAACATTAAATTCATCAGCAAATGCACAATTTTATGGCTCAATAAAAACCGCAGCACCAAGTGGGGGAACTGCTCAAGCTTGGAAATTAGGCTCAAAGGTAACAGCAGGGGCAGTAATCTTAAGTGCTACTGATTATATAGAAGTAGAGGTTAATGGAGTAGCATATAAATTAGCAATAGTAAACTAAAAAACAAATAAAAATGGCAATTACTTACAACTGGGTTATTTCCCAATTAGAATGCAAGGCAAAAGAAGGTGATTTGACTGATGTGGTCTATACCATCCATTGGAGGTATCAAGCTAACGAAACTGACGGAGACAAGTCTTACTTCGCTGAGGTTTATAGTTCTACAAACTGCCCAAATCCTGATCCTTCTAAATTTACCCCTTATAATGAGTTAACTCAGGCTCAGGTAGAGGGATGGCTGACAAATCTTTTGGATGTACCGGCTATGCAGGTTAATTTAGCATCACAAATCGAGGCTCAAAAGAATCCTCCGATTGTAACACCCCCACTCCCCTGGAATCAAACAACAAACATATGAAAAAACTACTCTTAATCGCAGCAATTGGCCTTTTATCTTTTACTACTCAGGAGGATAAAAAGGTAACCTTGACTTTAACCGTTGAGGAAGTGAACATTATCTATGCAGGATTAGGTGAACTACCTGCAAAAGTATCTGAGCCTTTGAGATATAAGATAGCACAGGAGGCACAAAAACAATTACAAACAGAAAAAAAGTAGATTGATGGAACTGGATTTTATCCTTCAGCGTTTGGAGGCTATTGATGAAAAGTTTGATAAAAAACTTGATGCAATACTTGTCCAAACCACTAAGACAAATGGAAGGGTCAACGGATTGGAGAGATGGAGAAGTGGTGTGATGAAGTTTGTTTGGTGGGTGCTGGGGATAATTGCCGGCATTATTCTACTCAAAACACAAACTATTCTATGAAGTCAAAATTCTTATCCTTAGATTTAAAAGATGCCTTGAATGGCTTTTTAGTAGCCTTTTTGAGTGCTGCCCTTACGGGAATCATTACTACCTTAGATTCAGGTGTTTTACCTTCTTTGAGTGAGTTAAAAAGTGCAGGGATTGTCGGTTTAACGGCTGGACTTTCCTATTTGCTGAAAAACTTGCTGACTAATAGTCAAGGTGAAATCCTTAAATCTGACAAATGAGACTTTTCCTTTTTGCCGCAATTGCGGTTCTATTCAGTTGTAATCCGGAAAGGCAACTGACAAAGGCAGAGGCTAGGCTGGCTCAGGCTGGCCGCCTCCCTGCTATTTGTGCGGATCGGTTCCCTATTAAGGACACAACCTACATCAAAGATACTCTGACCAAAATAGACACCTTTCTATCCGGTGAGTACATCTTTGACACCATTCGGGTAAATGACACAATTGTCATAACTAAGACAAAACCCGTAGTCATAAAGCAAGTAAAAACACTTACAAAGGTTGTTCAGGTAGAGGATAAGGCTAGGGTAAAGGCATTGGAGGCCTCTGTTAGTCAATTAGAGGCTCAAAAATCGGCTTTATCCACTCAGTTGAATGAATATAAGGATAAGGCTAAAACGCGCTTAAATTGGCTTATTTTGCTTTGTGCGTTCATTTTTGGATATTCAATTAGGAAACCTTTAATGTCTATCATCAAATGGAACTTGCGGATTTCGTAAGCAATTTTGAAGGATTTAGTGTTGATGCTTACCAGGATTCAGCCCAAATCTGGACTATTGGATATGGCTCGACCTTTAACCCATTGACAAAGGAAAAGGTAAAAAAAGGGGATAAGATAAGCAAGAATACGGCAAAAAGCTGGTTAGATACTGAGTTGTCTGTTGTTAAATCTCAGGTCATGTCAGTTGTAAAAGTTCTGATAAACGCTAATCAGTTAAATGCTTTGACTTCGTTTACTTATAACGTAGGGATAGGGAATCTTAAAAAGTCCACTTTACTGAAATTGTTAAATGCCGGTGCACCCAAAGAGCAAGTGGCGGCAGAGTTTATCAAATGGAATAAGGCTGGGGGAAAAGTTCTAAAAGGGCTTACAATTAGACGGCAAGCAGAAAAGGATTTGTTCCTTTCCTGAATATAACTTTAATTTTGCTAAACACCCATTATGCTTCAAACCAAAAGGAGACGACTCTATTTCGACATAGAAACTTCTCCAAATATAGGCTTATTCTGGTCAGCAGGATATAAGCAAAACATTGATTATTCCAACATAATCAAAGAACGAGCCATCATTTGTATTTGCTACAAATGGGAGGATGATAAAGAAACTTATGGTTTAACATGGGATCATAAGCAGGATGACAAAAAAATGTTATCTGAGTTCATTAAGATAGCCAATCAGGCAGACGAATTAGTTGGCCACAATGGGGATAAGTTCGATTTAGCATGGATTAGGACCAGGTGTTTATTCCATGGCCTTGATATGTTCCCCAAATATACTACAATCGACACTCTTAAAATCTCCCGTTCAAAGTTTAGGTTTAATTCAAACCGATTAAATTACATTGCTCAGTATTTAGGAATAGGTCAAAAGATTAAGACTGAATTTGGCCTCTGGAAAGATATTGTCCTTAACAAAGACAAAAAAGCCATGGAGGCAATGGTTAAGTATTGCAAAAAAGATGTCATTCTTTTGGAAAAAGTATTTAGCCATCTAAAAAAACACATGGAGCCAAAAACCCATTATGGAGTTATCTTTGGCATGGATAGGGGAACCTGTCCTGAATGTGGATCTGATGAACTTGTAATTAATAAGCGAAAAACAACCGCATCAGGTCTTAAAAAGATAATGTACCAATGTAAGGTTTGTTACCAATATCATGAAAAGACAGACAAATGACACACAAAAACACACCAATCGTGAAAAAGAAAATTGCAGAGTTATTGAAAGAATTACCAGTTATTGAAAGATTACAGATATTAGAACCGCTTTGTGATAAATATAGAGCCGAATCAAGGAAAGAAATCGAAAAAGACGTATTGGAATGGAGCAGAAAGAAGGGATTACCGAGGATCAAAACGGACTATTAGAACCGTTTGATTTAACACCGCATGAGGATATCCAGGCAGCCGCATTAGCTATGGGTGTTGTTGAAGAATTAGACCCCATGCTATTAGATGAGGCTGATGAGTTTATGCTCAAAGAGATTCGGAAAATGGCTATGATAATCACTTATCAGGCCTTGTATGAGATTTATGAAGCTAATATGTATGGCCCCAAAGATAACCAATCCGCATAAGGTAGAGCATCGAAAACTAGGCCGGGAACAGGCCTGGGGAATAGCATGGACCACACAAAATAAGATTAGCATTGATCCTACCTTAACTGGCTACCGTTATTTGCTTTATCTTTTACACGAACATTTTCACTTAAAGCACCCTGATTGGTCAGAAACTAAGGTCAGAAAAGAATCATCCAAAACAGCCAGATTCTTATGGCAGATGGGGTTTAGATTGACTGAGTTAAAATAATATCCCTAATACATAAATTGCCTTAGATAGGCTAATTTTATCGGTTTTAGACCTTTCCGGCCACATTTCACAAACAAATGTCCAGATGTCTGTTTTTTCCTCTTTTGATAGAGTTTCAATACTTGGGTTGTCTTTATAGATAACTCCAAAAGATTCTTTCAATACACGGCTTTTTAAGGCCATTTCAGCCACTAATTTTAACTTATCAGGTCCTTCCTTGGCTATTTTTATAGCCGGTTTAACGACCTCGTAGTCAATCTTCATTTAATCTGCATTGATTTAAGCCATTCAAAGGATCTGCCTATGTTTATCATAAAATCAAAGGTCATCTGGACACAAGCGCATCTGCACTTGTAATTATCATTTCCGTAGGCCAATTTAAGAATCTCAATATCTTCTTTGGTGAAGGTTCTGAGCAATTTCTCCCCTCTCATAAAATCATACCATTTACCCATATCCTGAAACTTGATATTCTCAAAATGGGCTTTATATTTCTTTAAGTCAGCATCCAATCTTTCTAGGTCATTGGTAGGCTCTTTTTCAATTGGTTTCTCTCTAAAACCTGTTTCAGTTTTTTGTAGGTTATATTTACCAAAGTTATTAGAAGCCCATCTGCTTAATCTACGGCCTAAATCCCATGTCTTTTCACCTTCATATCTCATTTTAGTTCCACTCTTATTAGGTTCTGTCCAGTAATCGTAGAACTCCTGTTTCATTTGTTTACTAAAAGCATAAGGCTCTAACTCTCGTTTAAAGTCTGAGGCTCTCATTTCAATACTTTTCATAATCTTTCATTTAATTGCATACCAAGGGTATTATAGCATCTAACCTATTTGAGTCAGAAACTATTTTGACAAGCCAGATAGTGATTGCATCTTCAATTTAGCCATCTTTTAGGTTAATTTAATCAATTAAACCATAAAGACCCCAACACAAACTAAATTTAAGCCTTAAAAAGTCTGTTTTCCTAAGGCAAAATCACTCACAGGTCTTTCCCGGGTGCTTCCGGTATGCTTTTTTGTTACGGTTGTCCTTGTTGCCATTGCCGCTTACCTGTATGGAGTAGAAACTCATCTGACTTATAAAGAGCGTTGAGTTGTTTGGCTTTGTCAGGCCTTTCGGTCAATATGTTTCACAACACCGAATAAAAAAACCTACTGAGGTTCAGCGGCTACTGCATCCCCCCAATAGGTTCTAAATGTCTTACTAAAACAAAGCACGAAAATCGTGGTAGCCCTTTGTTGACACAAATATACGAAAAATCTATGACATTTCCAAATCAAAGTATTCACAACGATACTACAAATCCTTTTAAGTTCCTGAACATCATACGATTAGCCTTAGTAGATATTCTTTCCACATCCATTCTAATTCCGCAATCTGAGGCTAAATCAATGATTTTTAAGTAATATGGAAAAAAGTTAATATCCTCCATTCTTATATAATGCTCAATAACTTTTCTGTAAGATGACATAGTA